CGCAAGAAGATGAGGTGAGGGGTCATGCCGGCGGTCACGCCGTGGTTCACCGGGGCGCAGGTGCCCCTCGCGTTCCTCAGCACCGACACGGGCGGTAACCCGCAGGACGCGACGCTGCTGGCCTCGGTGACCTGCGCTGTGGTGCAGCCTGACGGGACGACGGTGAACCCGGTGGTCAGCCATTCCGGCGCGGTCGGGTCCGGGTCTTATGTGGCGACGTTCACCAGCGCCCAGGCCGGGCACCACATCTTCACCTTCACGAACGTCGACCCGACCTATCCCGGCGCGTTCTCGGATTCCTTCGAGATCCAGCCGCTGCCCGACGCCACCATCGTGTCGCTGGCCGAGGCGAAGGAGATCCTGCACCTCACCGGCACCACGGCATATGACGCGAAGATCCAGGGCTACAACGCGGCGGTCACCAACGTCATCGAGTACTGGTGCGGCCCGGTGATGCAGCAGACCGTGATCGAGAAACTGCCATCCCGCGGCGTGATGCAGGCCCTGTCCAAGCCACCGGTGCTGGGCCTGGTCGGATGGACCGGGTACCCGCCCGGCCTGGCCAGTTCGGGGATCACGATCCCGTCGCCGCCGTCGCCGATGTTCCCGACGATGTTCTACGGCATCCCCTATCCGGTCACCCAGCTCTATGCCGACCCGGCGACCGGCATCGTGACCCACACGTCGGGCCTGCCGTTCCTCTACGGGTCCTACATCTGGCAGTACACCGCGGGCCGGCTGGTGATCCCCGGCTGCATCTACGAAGCGAGCAAGATCATCCTGAAGCATCTGTACATGGTGGAGGGCGGCGGCACCGGCACCGGGACCGGCACCGGTGATGAGGAGACGATCGCGACGCCGTTCGGGTTCGCGGTGCCGAACCGTGCGTATGAGCTGCTGACGCCGGAGCTGGCCGCGTCGCGGATGGTGGTCGCGTGAACTGGCTGCTGCACATCATGGGCAACACCGACGAGGCCGGCGGCTGGTCCGGGTTCGGCGGCGCGACGGCCATCTTCACCGGCCTGTTCGGCTCGGTCATGGTGCACTACCGGCAGGCTGAGCGGCACCATCGCGAGCGCATGGCGCAGTCCGCCGAGCACCACGAGGCGCTGAAAGCACGCATCGCCGGGCAGGTGCGGCGGTGAGCGTCCTGGTCTTCTACTTCGGCTGGCCGGACGGCGCGGTCTGGTCCAACCTGCTCGCCTCTGTCATCTGGGCGACACCGGCGCTGTGGCACCTGCACCGCAAGCTCGACCGTCACCACGCCGAGCACATGGCTGCGGTCCGGCCGCAGCTCCGCAGGCCCGGTGACCGCCGGTGAGCACCACCGACCTCGTCCCCGACGTCACCGACTACCTCGTCGCCCAGTGCCAGGCGTCGGCGGCGCTGAAAGCACTCGGCGTCCAGGTGTTCGACGGCCCGGTCCCGCCCGCGGACGCGACCGGTGTCGAGCAGTGCCTGTGGATCGGCTGCGACCCGAAGAACCCCGGCGGCGAGTACGGCACCTCGACGCAGTCGTTCGCGTACATCGGCAACGACGCGACCCGCCGAAACCAGGCCGGTGACATCACCTGCGCGGCGAAGCACTGGACCGGCGACACCTCGAGCAAGGTCCACCGCGACGGGTGCAAGGCCATCACCGCGGTCGTGGAGGAACTGCTCCGCGGCGTCCCGCCTGCCGGGCCGGGTGATACGACGATGGGCGGCCTGGTGCAGTGGTCGGAGTTCGCCGAGTCGGCGTGGTACGCCGATCTGGTGCCTGGCGGCGGCGCTGAGGCCGTGTGCGTCTTCAAGATCTATTTCTACGTCCGGCTCAGCTAGGAGGCAGTGGTGCGGAAGGTGAAGTGCGTCAGCCCGCACGGGGGTGCCCGGCACGGGACGGACAGCCGCGGCCGCCCGGTCGGCCCGGCGTATCAGGGTGACTACAGGAACCCGCCGTGCGAGGGCGGGTACATCGACAACGGGGTCCTGGGGCGGGTCGCGGTCGGCGCGACGGTGGATGCGCCGGAGCCGCCCGGGTTCATCGCCGACGGGTTCCACTTCGTCGATGCCACGTCGGGCGAGGGAGATGTGTGCGAGACGGTCGGCGACGACTGCTGGTGCGGCCAGCATAAGGACGCGGCCGAGATCCCCGTCATCGACGGTGGGGCTGGGGGGGCTGAGTAATGGCGCCGACGCCGCTCGGCGCGGGCCTGGCCGGTTCTGCGGGGATCGTGACCGAGGCGACGAACGGCACCGCCGCGACCCCGACCCATTTCCTGGAGTTCAACTCCGAAAGCATCAAGGGTGCCAAGAACGTGGTGCAGGGCCAGGGCCTGCGCGGCCCTTCGTCGGGGTCGGGCGGCGGCCCTGGCGCGGGCATCGGGCTGTTCCGCCGGTCGTCGCGGCGGGTGGTCGGGTCCTGGGAGGCGAAGGGCGGCCTGGTGTTCGACGCGCCGTTCTCGCAGCTGGGGCTGTGGCTGGAGCACATGATGGGCGCGTTCACCCCCGGCATCACCGGCGGCACGTCCAATCCGCTGGTCGTGCAGCAGGCGTCGTCGGCGGCGTACCTGCAGACCTACGCCCCCGGATCCCTGGCGGGCAAGACCTCCACGATCCAGATCGGGAAGCCCGACTCCATGGGCGTGGTCCACCCGTTCACCTACGTCGGCTCCAAGATCACGGACTGGCAGCTCGACACCGAGGTCAACAAGTTCGCGACCTTCACTCTCGGCATCGACGCGTGGCAGGAGCTGACGCCGGAGAATCCGCAGGGCACCATCGCCGGCCCGGCGATCACCGCGCCGTCATACAGCGCGGGGCAGCAGTTCTTCCACTTCCGCGAGGCCACCATCTACTCCGGCGGCACCCTCGCGACCGCCGCGGGCGTGACGACCCTGTCGACCCCGGTCGCGGCCGCGCGGGTGACCAAGGCCTCGATCAAGGTCACGAACCCGCTGGACACCACCCGGTGGTTCATCGCCGGCACGGGCGGCACCGGCGGCTCCGGCGTGGCCGGGGTCAAGGGCGAGCAGCTCGAGAGTAACTTTCGCGACATCACCGGCACTCTCAACGCCGAGTTCTACTCCGCGGCCAGCTACTACGACATCTTCTACGGCGACACCGCCGCGAGCCTGCTGCTGCAGTTCACCGGCCCGGTCGCGATCGCCAGCACTTACTTCCCGACCCTGGCGGTCCTGATCCCGAACATCCACCTCGACGGCGAGAGCCCGGTCGTGGCAGGGCCGGGGATCATCAACCTGGCGCTGCCGTTCACCGGCCTCGACGACGAGGTCGACAACCAGATCCAGGTCTCCTACATGTCGACCGACCTTGTGCCGTGACCTGCTATGACGGTGCACCGCAAGCGGCCGGGCCGGGTGAAGGTCAAAGGCCACGCCCGCGTGCAGGTGACCGGGCTGAAGACGCTGTCCGCGTCGGTGCGGGGCATGGGCCTGTCCGGCACCGCCGGCGCGGACCTGTCGGCGCGGCTGCGGGAGGCTGGGGAGCTGATCGCGGGCCTGGCGCGGGCGAACGCGTCGGAGTTCTCGTCCCGGGTGCCGGGGTCGGTGCGGGTGACGGGCGGCCGGTCGGGGATCTACGTGGTCGCGGGCGGGCCGAAGGGCCCTGCGGCGTATACGGCGGAGATCCCGTCGAAGCATCCGCTGTACGGGAACCGGAAGCACTGGTATCTCGGGCCGGTGCATCCGTTCCTGGGCCCGGCGGGCGATGAGGGCTTCGAGGCGGCGGCGGAGATCGTGGCCCGGGTGATCGACGACTGGGCATTCGAGTACGGATTCAAGTGACGGAAGGAAAACCCCCTCATGATCATCGAGTTTGAAGGCCGGCAACGGTCCATCGACTCCGGCAAGGTCACGATCGAGCAGGCGTTCGTGATCAAGTCCAGCACCGTCGACCCTCAGTACCCCGCCGGCCGCGGGCTGAAGGCGTGGCAGGAAGGGCTGAACGACGTCGACCCGCACTGCCTGCGGGCGCTCTACTGGCTGATGCTGCAGCAGGAAGGCACCGAGGGTCCGTGCGTCGGACTGAGTTTCCCGGCGATCAGCTTTCAGAACGCTGTCGTGGCTGCGATCCAGCTGCAGCAGCTCGCCGAGGCGGAGGCGGCCGCGCGGAAGGACCAGGCCGCCGACAACGCCGACGCCGACGGTGCGGCAGGAGTCCCTCCTACAGTCCCGTCACCGGGGCCACCCTCCCAGCCGACTGGGATCCCGCCGCAGCTCTCGCCGAGCGGGAACGGCAGCTAGAACGGTTCTACGGCCAGGACCTGGAGGCGACCTGGTGGGAGTACATGGTGCCGCTCGCGGAGGCGTTCGGCATGCCGCCGTCGGTGGCGCGGAAGCTGCTGGTGGATGAGTTCCGCGTGTTCTGCTCGGTGATTGACCGGCGGGTCGCGGAGCACCAGGCACGCAGGGGCAGGCCGGAAGAGGAGGGTTAGGGGTGACGGGCGGGGCTTCGCTGGTGAAGACGATCGCGATGGCGATCGTCGCCGACCCCGGCAACTCCCACGCCGTCCTCGACGACCTCGCGCTCAAGGGCGACTCGCTCCGCAAGCCGATCAGCATGGTCCTGACCGCCGACTCCGCGCAGGCCGTGACCGGGGTCGACGACGTTACCGCGGCCCTGTCGGACTACATCGACGCCAGCCTGAAGGCGCAGGACACGGCGGCGAAGCTGGCGCAGGTCCAGGCCGACGACGCGCACACCGCCGAGGACTACACCGCGGCCCTGGACGCGAATACGAAGGCGACGCTGGCGCAGGCTGATGCGCAGATCCGGCTGACTGAGGCCGAGATGCGCGCCGGCGAGGGCGCCACGGTCGCGGGTGACGCGGAGGAGAAAGCCGGGGTCAAGGCCGACGCGGCGGGTGCGCAGGCGGAGGGCGCGGCGTCGAAGTTCCGGCTGTCCAGCACGGCGATGCTCGGCGTCGCCGCGGCGATCGGCGGCATCGGCTACGAGTCGATCAAGATGGCGATCTCCTTCCAGCGGTCGACGGAGATGCTGGTCACCCAGGCCGGGGTGCCGCTCCCGGCGCTCGCCGGCCTGAAGGCCGGGGTGCTGCAGCTCGCCGGGCAGGTCGGTTTCAGTCCGAACTCGCTGTCGATGTCGCTGTTCCACGTCGCGAGCAACATGGCGTCGCTGGGTGCGTCGTCGGCGCAGATGCTGAACGTGGTGAAAATCGCGGCGGAGGGCGCGAAGGTCGGGAACGCGGACCTGGTCGACGTCACGAACGCGCTGACATCCACGGTCGCCTCCGGGATTCCCGGCGTCAAGAGCTACGCGCAGGCGATGGGCGCGCTGAACGCGATCGTCGGCGCCGGTGACATGACGATGCAGAACCTGGCCGAGGCCATGGGCACCGGGCTCATGCCGGTCATGAAGGAATCTGGGCTGACCCTCATCGATGTCGGGTCGGCGCTGGCCACGTTCGGTGACCTGAACATCCGGGGCGCGGACGCGGCGACGAAACTGCGGATGGCGGTGCAGGCCATGCAGGTGCCGTCCAAGCAGGGGAAAGCGGATTTCGCGGCGATGGGGATGTCCGTCACCCAGCTCGCCACCGACATGCAGCGCGGCGGCCTGATGCCCGCGCTGCTGGACCTGCAGCGGCATTACGCGAAGATCGGGATCACCGGGACGAAGGTCTCCGAGCAGCTGGTCGCCGACTTCGGGAAGAAGGCCGGGGTCGGGCTCGCCGTGCTGCTGGGCAACATGGACCGGCTGGAATCGAAGTATCCGGCGATCATCAAGGGCGCGCACGACTTCGGCACCGCGTGGGACCAGACGAAGCAGACCGTCGGCGTGGAAGTCGACCGGCTGAAGGGCACGTTCGACGCGCTGATGATCGAGATCGGTGACAAGGTCCTGCCGGTCGCGCAGCGGTTCCTCGGCTTCATCGCCTCCCACTCCGGGGCGTTCCTGGATGTGGCGAAGGGCGTCGGGATCCTGGTGACGGGCCTGGCGCTGTTCACCGGCGTGACGAAGATCGCCGGGGCGGCGATGGCGATCCTGGACATCGAGATGGACGCCAACCCGATCGGGCTGGTCGTCATCGCGATCGCGGCCCTGGTCGTCGGCATGATCGAGCTGTACAAGCACAGTGCGCTGGTCCGCGAGATCGTCGGCAACGTCGCGCATTACTTCGTCGCCGTGTGGCACGACGCGATGCACCTCGCCGGCGCCGCGATCCAGTGGTTCATCAGCGGGCCGCTGGTCTGGATCAAGGCGCAGCTCGCGGTGCTGTCCGCGTTCTGGAAGGCCCACGGGCAGGAGATCATGCGGATCGCGAAGGCCGCGTGGGACCTGATCGCGACCGCGATCCGCGCGGACTGGGACATCATCAAGACCGTCGTGTCGGTCGGGGTGCAGGTCGTGGCATCCGTGGTGAAGGCGGCGTGGGATGTGATCTGGGGCGTCACCCGGATCGTGTGGACCGTGATCGGGACGGTGATCTCCACTGCGGTCAGGGTGATCACGGACCTGGTCGGCGCCGGGCTG